CAGAGATACGTGGTAGATTGTGAAAACAAGCAATCAGAATCTCTGAGACACGAACATTATTGCCGTGATTACGAAGAATATCTTCTACGGAATAGTTGATTTTAATTTTGACTTTATTGAATACACTCTTGGTGCCCACGAAGAACTTACCGTTCTCTGGATTTGTACCCCAGATCAAACTAGGACTTCCGTCGAGTTTTGTAGAGATAAAACTATCTGGTTCACAAAACCAATCAAGAACATTAAGATTTCCAGTGAGCACCATATCTTCGGGATGCTCCAAATGCAGGTTTTTAGTGGTTGTTTTGTTCATACTATAGGGACACTTTGAAGGCCCCAGAAGTTTAGTTTATTGACGATTGTTAGTTTATTCTTTCTCTTAAAATAACAGGAATTCGGGGGGACCGCAGGGGGTTTTGTGCCACTTCTACAACTAACACAATTTGTTTTTTATCTTGGAAAAAATGTGTTTAATATCATTATAATCAGCATTTCCTTTTATGCTATTAATGTATCTACAAACCCAAGCAAGATTATCTGGTGAAGATGCTTCTTTTACAGATATTCCTTCTAACCAACAATTGTAGACAGATTTCTTATGGTCTATTGTTCTCTTTAATTGGTCGTTAGGGTTTGCTATATTATCATCTACAAAATCTAATCCAAGATATTCACATTTAGATGGTCTGTCTTTTATCTTCCTTACTACCTTTTTTGTTTCTATATTAACTTGTCGTTGATATTCTCTAAAACTTTCTACAATTGGAAAAGAACTTTTTTCTCTGTGATTGTGTAAATTTGTAGTCCCACCTTTAGTGTAAGAATAGTTATCTACGCCATACTTTTTTAACATGGTTTTCTTTATTTTTTCTTGCTTCAACCTATTAACATTAGGACCAGAATTTCCCTCAAATATACCTTCTTCTTTTAGAATATCATTTATTTTCATTCTCATATCACTGTTTCCGCGAGGACATCCAAAATGCTTTAGAACTTCAGTAACAGAATAAGTTTTTTTATACACGGAGATTACTTCATCCCGTGAAAGGGTAATTTTTTTCATAACTGCCTTAAACGTCGCAGTATTATTTATATTAAAAGAGGAGCATTTCTGCCCCTCTGTTTGCTTTAAGTTGCGACGCTTAAGCACCATTATTTAGTTTTATTTAGTGTCCTTTATTTGTGATGCTGCAACTTGTGCAGCATCTTTGATTTTGCAGTAAACCAATTCAGCACAGATAGGTCACCTGTGAGAATCTCATCTTCAGGATGTTCTAGGTGTGTGTTCTTCATACTATAGGGACACTTTGAAGGCCCCAGAAGTTTAGTTTATTGACGAAAGAAGATGATAGAAACACTTTGGAGGTGAGATATTTTAATATACCGCAATTAACTCCTCTGCTTTCTTCCTACTACTGCCTTTTGCTGCGATTGTTCGAGTTACTTGAATAGAGTAAATTGTAGCATTTTTGTAGAGTTCTTGTGTGACTGGTGTATTATGATTGGATACAATCACTTTGATACCCTTAGCAGCAAGAGATTCTGCCAGTTGTGCTAATTGAACTTGTTGGTCGTGAGTAAAACCATCAGTCGCATAACTTGTGAAGTTTGCTGTATCAGAAGCAGGAACATATGGTGGGTCAAAGTAAACAACATCCCCTGCCTCCAAGTCCTCATAAAGTGAGGAATCCTCAAAAGAAAGTAATGTAAATCTTACAAGTTGTTTTGTAAGAAAATACATTCTAAAGTTCATCATTTCTTGTGATGGGCAGGTTGGTTTGTCATATTTACCAAATGGAACATTAAACTCACCCTTTTTATTGTATCTTGAAAGACCATTAAAACAATGACGATTTAGATACACAAATAATCGTGCTCTCTCCATAGAGTTTGTTGTTTGATTGAAGTGCTTTCGCAACTCCAAATATGCTTCTTTAGTATTATTCTCTACCGTAAAGAGTTCTTCACAGTATTTGACAAAACTATCATCAGTCGGATTCACCAGGTTTTGGTAAATTGCCACCAAATCTTGATTCACGTCGTTGAGAATGTATTGCTCTGCTGGAGTATTCAATGCTACAGCAAGACTACCACCAAATGGTTCACAATATCGCTTTGGATAACCAATATGGGGTGTAAGATGTGACAGAACTTTTGTTTTATTTCCTGCCCACTTTAGGAAAGTTTTATTCATTGATGAGATATTCTTCCACAAACTGATTATGACTAATTATACGAACATCTGGATAGATTTTCTTCATTTTATCACGAAACGTGTCAGAAAGATAGTAATCTTTCCATTTCCATGCTTCATTTGGACCTGCCAATACAATCGTAGCAGATTGATACTTGTGGTCATCAATCGCATCCTGAAGTTTCATAAACTCAAAAGGTATTTTTTCCTCCGCAGTCCCTTGAACTTTTTGATACTTTAGACTGATGAGTTCTTTACCATTTAGAAGAATGTCAATATAATGCTTACCTCCATTACGTTTCTCTCCAATGTTCACTTGACGTTTGAAATTGTGAATACTAAACTCTTCTAAAAGATTTTCAATCTCTTTTTCATAAGTTGTACCAGTCGTTGTGTTTCTGGACATAATTTATGTGATTGATAAAATTGTCTTGGTTGACACTATGGAAACACTTTGAAGGCCCCCAGAGTTCTTATAGAGCAATCTCTGCAAGACTCTTACCTTTCTTATGGTTACTGATATAATTTCGTGCCGAACTTTCGGTTCTACAAAGTTTCTCAAGTTGTTGTCCATTGTGTAGAATAATGTATCCAGAGTTTCCATATGGAACAGCAGCATATTCGCCCTTGTTGATTAGAAATCCGTCTTTCATTCAACATCCACAAGAGATTGGGGATCTTCAATACCAAGCAGTTGAGGAAGAGCTCCAGCAACAGAATACGCAGATGATTGTGTAGTCAAACGCTTGGTGACATACTGAACCACAAGTGTATCAAGTTTTTTCAAATACTCAACAGCATTTTTACGCTGATCCACAACTTCTTCAGCAGTTTCACATCCTTTAGTATAAGTAACCACATCAGTCTCGTTAATGTCATTCTCCACAAAGTTCTTCATAATTTGAAGAAAACCCCGTTCAATGTAAGTATTTTCTTTGCAGCAAATAACTACAGGATTGGTGGAACAACCAGTGTCCACAATTTCAGACACTTTTTGTTGTGCATTTTTGGGATGAACAAATGGTGCAATGTTGACAGCAATCGTAGTTTGCTGATAAATCTTGTCTACGATGTCACTAACTTGCTTGGAAGTAAATGAGTGACTGATTGCATCAATCCATTGCTTAATTTCGTCTTTGGAGAGAGTGCTACCGTGACGCTTGGCATAGCATACACCACGATTAACAAAATCGTTGATTGTATGACGTTTTGCTACGGTGTGATTGTTAGCTCCAAGAGCAACAATGTCATAAGCATCTTCAATACGATTTGCCCATTCTTCCTTGAGACGATAAACCAAGAAAGGATAGTTTGTGATACCAAGTTCGTAAGATGCATTGTAACGATTATATCCATCCCATACTTCTTCTTCACCGTTAGGAAGGATCATCACAATAGGAGGGAGTTCAGTAACTCGATAACCTACCTGAAGTTCGGTGATAAGTCCATTAATGTTGTTTGTATCAACACCACCAGCACGGGCTTTATTTGATGCTTGTTGTATATTGAGATTATTCCAATCTTTTACTTCAATGCCTTCATAATAGGCACAGTCAAAGATAGGAGCAGAAAGAGATTTGAACGTGGCATTAGAAATAACTCCACGCCAGTTTGTTACACCAGAGGTGTAGAAAGGAATAATTTGTGTCATAGTTAAAATAGCAATTTGCTTTGTATCAGTTGCTGTGAACAAAAGTTCTGAACTGATGAGTTGAGTTTAACATCTTTGGGTGGGGATGTCAAGCCCCTGCGTTATACTTTCAAAAAAATCGGTGTTTTCGTTTGTGATGAATGACCTTTCATACCCTCAGGGTAGAATCGTCAAAAAATCACGTTTTTGCTTGAGTGGTGGACTGGGTTCTCAGTGAGACTCACTTGCGAACCACCGATATTGCTGGTTCTCCCTTATTGAAGATTGTATCAACAACTGCCTGAATGGATCGTGAAGTTGAGATACCAACTTTATCATACACAGGAACAACAACCAGACCAAACTTCTTGGA